AACCAATACCGATCTAATATGTTCTCTGTAAAGAAGCCCGCGCCCACTGACCATATCGTGTCAGGTATACCGCTTGCCTCGTCAAATATCAACATCATGCCGTCGTGGTTGTGGACACCCGCGTATGAGTCAGGATTCTCCTCACTCCACAGCTTACCTTCTGCCGCCCAGTACCGCGTACCCTTTTTCAAGTCACGCTCCACTAGCTCGCACACCCATTTCGCTGGCACCAGCTTGGTTGCCGAGATCTCCCACCAGTGTGAGTTTATTATCATGGCCTGCCACTTAGTTAGCTCACCCCAGGTGACTGACCGCAGTTGTGACTCACTGTTGGCGCTGACGACAACACTTGAGCCGATTCTCGTTGTTAACATCCACATTATGAGCCAGCTCACTAGCGCCGACTTCCCGATACCCCGTCCGCTACTGACCGCCTCGCGCAGTGTCGACATGTCGACCTCGCCTCGGTTATCCTTGATGTGCTTGGCTATTGTTCTTAAGACGTCGCGCTGCCACTGACGTGGCCCTTTGAACTTAGCCAGTGGCGTGTTGGCTTGGCCCCACGGGAACGCGAACAGCACGAACGCTTCAGGGTCGTCCGCAACACGCGGATCCCACAGCCGTGACATGAGGAGTTGTTCTTCGTCCGAGCTATATATAGGTAGTTGCATTATTGGTTGTCTACGACGGTGCCTTCAACGATACGTGATTGCGCTTCTTGTAGCGCCTGAGTGATACTTATCTTTTGGTACACATCCACACTTATCTCAGTCTTGGCTGTCCATGCGTGTGCATGCTGCAACACAGCCAGCGCCGACTTAGCGTCGCCTTCTTTAGCGGAGGCGATTAGCACCTGGGCCATCTCCAGCTCACCGTCTGCTTTACCTTTCTGCGCCGCCATCTCCGCTACGGGGTCTAGTTGGCACAGTTGCCGGTACTCGGACGGCAACATGCCGGCGGCGAGAGCCAAAGAGTCATTCTTCAGACCCAGCTTGGCTGCGTCGTATATTTTCTGTAAACGCGATTCGGTGGCTTTTACCTCGCGTGGCGTAAAAGGTATCGATAGGAATGTCATTAGCGCATGTTATTGGTTTACATGCCTGGTGTCAAGGGGGCGTAGATTGGGTAGTTATTACATGTAACGCAGAAAGCCGAAAAACTCGTTACTTACTACATCCTCTAGTGTCGGCTTAACCGCCTATGTTTAAACAAATGTTTAGACTACTTGTTCATTACGTACATAGTAACTTCAAAGCCAAAACGCATTTCTGTAGCTGCTGGTGTTGTCCACATGTTCAAATTCTCCTGTTTTTTATACACGTCATTGTGTATATGTATACATTTTGCTCTTTTTTATACATATCGCCATACAGAAAACCATGATTCTTGTTGCTCAATGTTGAGTGTAATAAAAAATAAAAATTTCTTCTGACACCATCGTCCACGAAGGCCCTTCCCCCAAGGCCCTACCCCCCCATCAAAATGCAAACAGAATCCAGCATGCAGCAGGCAGCCGCGCGTATTACGCAGCGCAGCCAGGCAGCAGCGCAGCTGGCAGCAGATCGCAGTCTGCAGTCTGCAGTCTGCATTGGCATTATTGCCACATTGCCATGCGCTTTTTACTCGCTGCTGTCTGCTGTCTGCATTGGCAATATTGTCATTTAGTTTTTATTGGCAATATTGTCATTTAGAAAACATTGGCAATATTGTCATTCAGAAAACATTGGCAATATTGTCATTTGATTTTAAGTGCTGGAATTATGCTGGCTGCAAAATGCGCCGGGTAAATTTATTGGTCATATTGGCAATATTGCCATGACAATTTTAGTCGCTGGCATTTGCGCCAATGGTTTTACATACCTTATATATATACTTTTCTAAGCATAACCAATAATAAATGACAATATTGCCAATAAAGCTCTAAGACTCGCATGCCTTGTGCCTTTGCACGATCCGCCACAATTGCCAATCTATTGCCAATCTATTGCCAATCCATGACAATAAAATGCCAATAACGTCAAATAGTGTAAAGAATTGTTTGACAATCTAATTTATTGGTGTATTATTCATTCATGCGCTGGATTTAGCGCGATTATGTGAAAGGGCATGAAAATGCAAACTGAAACTTTAATATATGCACTAGAAAAAGGCGAAAGTCTAGATTTAAACCTTAATTCTGAATGTGGCATTATTGAAAATATTGGCCTTGTTGAAACATATACAGATATTGATGGGTTAATTTATTTTAAGAGGGTAGAAAAATGATCATGAAAGACTATAAAAACCATAAGCCAGCAGCAGAAAAGACAAGCGCCGTAGAAATACTTGGCGCCGTGTCTTTCGCGCTGATTCTAATATCTTTAATCTTTATCGCAACAATTTAAGGGAGCGTAAAAAATGAATAAATATACTTTAAATGAATTAAACGGCATGCTGGATCCATACAATGCCGTTATCAGTGTAGAAAATGCTTGTTTACAGCCTAAAGCGCCTGGATATATTGGCAATCAATTCATTGATAGTAAAAAGCCCGTGTATAACTTTGATATTGTGTCTAAGACTGATAAACAATCATGGGCCAATATATACAGCGATATATACAGAAAAATACCTAAGCATGTATTAAAAGAAGTTTACGAAGCGTATTTTGAAACTAATGCGCGGATCTATTGCTAATTAAACAATCCAGGCGCAATAAGCGCCTGCTAATAAACTGGAGTAAATCATGGATATAGCAAAAAACTTATGCAGCAATGAATTAAGAAAAGCAGGCCTATTAATAACTGAAGCCAGCCGTTTAGGCATGGATCTATCCGGCTTCGGCGAAATAGGATTAAATCAATCCAGCGGCAATGTATACCTATGGCTAGAAGATTATTTATTTACGCTTTACATTGGGCTTGGCAGCGATGATTTAATGGCCTGCTGGTATAACTCAAATAATGGCGAAGAAGAGTTTACCGAAACGGCCGGCTTAACATTGGATCTGCTAAATACCTGGGCTTATGATTTAGAAGAAGAGGCGCAATATACAGCATAGAATTATCTGTTAGCCTTTGCTTGGCGCGAAGGCTAACGGGCTAATTTTAGCCTGCTAATTGTAAAGGGAATCAAATGCAATTCACAATTAAAACCAATGAATTAAAAGCGCTGCTATTATGCGCTGCTAAAAACGACGTGCGCTATTATCTTAATGGTGTGCATTTTGAATCAAGCGCCAATGGCATGATCGCAGCTGCGACCGATGGTCATCGTTTATTATGTATAAACTTACCGGCTGAAAATGCGCCAGGCATTAAAAACTTAATCCCGCGTGCATTGATTGAAGCCGCCGTTAAAACTAAATCCGTATATATTGAAATAACAATAGACGCCGGCAATGTTACGCTTGCCAGCGCCGGCCAGTCTATCAGCGGATCAATTACTGACGGAGTTTTTCCGGATTATCGCCGCGTCATACCCGAAAGCGTGAGCGGTATACAAGGCAATGATTTTAACAATACCTATTTAGTAGATTTTGACAAAATCGGCGCATTGATTGATGGCGGCAAGGCCAGCGTGTTACAAAATGGCCCAGGCAATAGCGCTTTAGTGCGATATGAAAATGAAAATGCCATTGGTGTAATTATGCCATTGCGCCATGATCTGCATAAAAACCTAAACCGGCCCGCCTGGATCGAATTGCCAGCGCCATTACAGGCAGCAGCATAATATCAACCAGCGCCAGGCCCACAAGCCCGGCGCTAATTTTTTGGAGTGTATAACATGAATTTAAAAGACCGTTTACAGATAGAATTATCGCGCCAGGATAATGAATTGCTGCGCGAAGCGCTGGAGTATGTAGAAATAACCAGCGCAGATAGTGAAGCGCTTGGCCGGCTGCATGAAGTGTTAGATTATCATGATCTGCCGGTAGAATATGACGCGCTGGATAAAGCGCTGGAGCGCTTACGCGCTGATCATACGGCGCTAATAGATCGTTATGACGCGCTAAACGATGATTATGAAGCGCTAATCGATCTACAAGCAGCAGCATAGTATGCTGATAGCAATTGCGGCCTTAATCGCGGCGCTTATAGCGATCATATTAGATATTTGACACAATCCTATCAACCCAAAAAAGAAACGGCCCTAAGGCCGTTTTTCTTTTGTCTAGCATGTAATAAAGTTTAATTTATTACACGCTACTAAACTAATAGTTTATATATGCAGCACTAAATAAACTATTTAACCACAACCATCTTAGGTGGATCGTTTACTTCAACCATGCGCCGCAGATCCGACTTGCTATAATTAGCAAAGCCTGGAGCGCAGAATATATGTTTTTTGTTCATATACTCGGCGCTGGCTAAACGGCCACAATCAATCCAGCCGGCTTCCTTAAGCGCATGCAATAGCGCAGCCTGCGGCACTTTAACACCTAAGGGAGCAGATCCGGCCAGCCTATCACATATAGAATGGAATGGGCTGCCAATGACGCCTTTGCTAAACTCGCCTATGCGTTCGCGCATTTGCTCAACCAGGAATGACTCGGCCATACTCATGCCATGTTCAACCAGGTTAGATTTAAACTCAGTCCACATAGGGGCCGCGCTAGGGTTAAACTTGCTAACATCACGTAGCATAAGCCACGAAGCACAAGCACTAAAGCCGCCAGCCTTATACCAGCGCCATAGTTTCGCTGCCTCGCTTGGCTCCATACGCGGCGCTTGGCTCCACACGCAAAACCAGCGGCGATCTTGCGAGGCCAAGCTGATAGGCACAGGATCATTAGAAAATGCCAATACGAAAACACGGTTTAACATCATATAGGGGTGCAAGCCCTTACGATTGATAGGCAACATCTCAGGCGGCGCAGCGATGATAGGTTTAAGCTGATTAGCAAGCTGACGCCGGGCCGAGGCGTCCGGCTCTTTTAGCTCATTGATGATTAAGATCTCAGACTCAAGCTGATAACCCCATTGGCTGTTCACGCTGTTGTTGTCCATAATCCCACGATTACGCAAGTTATCGCCACAGACAGCCCATAGGAACGGCGCCCAAAAAGTGTCTTTACCGCTACCTTCATCGCCGCCATGTAAGACAGCATGGTTTATCTTAATCTCAGGGTGTTGCACCTTATAGGCCATAACATCAAATATATGCTCTAGCTCGTCCTCGTTAGGTATAAGCGTCCTAGCATGCTCTAGCCACGGTGTTATGTCGCCAGCCACTAGGTTCTCAGGCCGCGCATTGCGCCAGCGATTACCGTATATTTCACCATCACGGGACACAAGCACCGTTTCGCCAGCCGCATAGGTGATACCCACTAGGGCCTTAGCACCCATAGTTTGGCGGTTCTCGTCATACGATACAGCCGGCAACACTCGCGCTGCGGTGTGGATAGAACGGCAATCAATGTGGCGGAACAAGGCGTTAAAGGTAGAACGGCTAACCTCTCTACGGTCTTGCAAGTCAAAGTAGGCGTCGTCCTCTTGTATATAGGCAAAGCGCTTATACCAGTCTGCCTTCTCTATACGGCCTAGCTCTTTACGCTCTACCTCGGCGATGATGTCATCGGCATCGTGCGTAAACATCTCAGAGGGTTGAATTTTTGATAAGGCCGTTTCCATAACATCCGCCAATAGTTCTTCACGAAGCCCGTGAGTATGCTTAGGGCCACCGTTATCGGCAACCCATGATAAGAAGGTCTTGCTGTCTAGCTCTTGACAATGCTCATGGTAACAGCAGAATGAACGGTCTAGGGGTTTGTATCTAGCTTCAGGGTTGCCATCGCTATGGCTAATGCTGTTAGGACACACGACACCTACCCAGCCCTCACCGTTCTTAGGCGTGATAATCATACCGTTACTGCTCATCCAACTAAGCACATCGTCACCGCCATCGTCTTTAAGGCGGATCGATGTATGCGTAGCGGTGTCAGCCGGTGCAGGTGTAACGTCTAACGCTACACATATTTGAGGCAGACTGAACTCACGTTCAGGGTGTAACTCTACAAGGCGCGATGCAAAGCTATCACGGCCAGGCTTAAGATTGACGCTGCCAGGCACACGAAAGTTACGAACAGGGTTAATTGCACCGCCATCTGTGTAGCCAGCGTCAGCAATTGCTTTAATCGCAGCACTAAAATCTCCCTTTAAAGGTTGGTCATCAAGGGCAAAGGTATAGCCCCATTGGTAATTGTCCGGTGACGTTTCGATAATCCACGTCGGCTCAAGCGGAGGCACTTTAGATTTCGTACCGATGTCGTCTAGCACCATGAACGCTACGCGCTCACAATTAGCCGCAGACGCAGAAACTTTACCGTCAGTAAAGCGGTCAATGATAAAGCAGGCGGTGTTGGCATACCAAGCATCGGCCTTCTTAATCTTAGCTTGCTCAGGTAGAAAGGCAGGCCAAACACACTTCATAGCACCGTCATTATGATATTGGATAGCGCCATCGGCTAGGATAGGCTTTTGCTTTACCAATAAAATAGTTTCGCCTTCGGGCGCAATGTTTGTGATATAATCGAGGAAATCCATAGCAATACTCCAGTTGAGACCGCCCTGCAAGGCGGTCTTTTTTTATCTACTTACCATAACGCAACATAACGCCAGCTTCGACAGACAAAGGTAATCCCTTAGCCCAGTCAGGTGGCGTACACATTACATCGCTCATTTGTTTCAAAACTTCATCCGGTTTATCTGTCTCTACGACAATCTCGTCGTGAACGTGAAGAATAACATCGTCAATCAATCTTAATGAATGTCGGAGTAGATCGTTAGCAACGGCCTGCGTAATGTTCTCACACGCAAGACCTTTCCATAATCTAGCTCTAGGCCATTCGGTAGCATCGGCGGCTGGCTTCCATGAAGCCTTAGCATAAGTCACGCCATCAGGTTCTAACCTTGCAAATGGATAGCAAAGTATGCGACCTGAAGGCAAAGCATACCATAAATGCACACCGTCGTATAAGTATGTCACGCGGCCTGCACTAAATTCTTTGCCCTTGTTACGCAACGCCCGTGTATAGGCTTCCTCTAGCGCTTGCCAATAGTTAACAGCCCATTGATTAGACCTTCTCCACGCATCAACAGTGCGTTTAGCATCCGATTCGTTGAGGATAATACCGTAATTGCGACCCATAGCGGCAAAAGCACCAACTCCACCACCGAAACCGCAAGATAGGATAGCGACCTTACCAATCTGTCTTTTATCTGACGTGATTTGGTCTTCAGGCAAGTGGAAAATACCGGCAGCCTCTCGTACATATATGTCACGACCTGATCTAAATACATCCAGCACCTCCTCAGCGCGTTTGTCATTGGATAGCCAAGGGGTTAGCCTGGCCTCTACTGCGTTCCAGTCTGCTACCACTAGCGATT